GATGGATAATATCCATCCATTCAGTCGGACCGCAAAATTTTTTAGAGACTATTTTTACACACATACCCCACACAAAAAGATTCAATATAATTTGGTAGATTAAATAAATTATCGTATCTTAGTTATAACGGGTTAGGACAGAATAAATACTATTCTCAAATGGTTGCTTGGTTACTCCCTTTATACTTACCCCTTCAAAATAGCGACCACCTAACCCGTTTATTTTAAAACTGACCGAAATGACAATAAAACAATTCAAAAGAAAGGATGCTCTAAGAGTTATGAATTGGTGCAAACGTAATGCTGGTCTGAATTATAGAAGACACACTTTGCCGGCATTAGAGTGGGCAACGATTGCAGAGGACGATAGTAGTGGTGATTATGATTTCGAAGATAATATAATTTCAGTTTATAAAAGCAATCATAAATCTGTAATTGATATCATTCATACTATTATACATGAATGGGCACACTACAAACAAAGTACAAAGAAATACTACGAATACGATGAAAAATTTGATTACCATGAAAATCCATTTGAGATTCAAGCCAATGAACTCGCGGATAAATTGAAATGGAAATGTAAACGAGATTTGTTTCGTTAGATATTATTTAAAATAGCACCGCTTTGAAATGAAAATTATCTAATAAAATTGAATATATTTAGATTTTTTCTAATATGAAGGGGTGAAATACATAAGTCATTGATTTTCAGTAGCATATGTAAGTGGTTCAGCGTCAATGACTTATGCCGGTCCCACATATTTGGTGACGTAACTCGTTGATAGTCAATAAAGAATTTTTAAAATAGTACCTAAAACGTGTTAAAAGTCCACGAAAAAGGGTTATCTTTATGTATTGAGTCGAAGGTTTGACTCCTCACATAACAAAAATTTTATATATGAATAACAAAATGACAAATGAATTTACTGACAAAGCTTATAGTACTGCTCGTAACGAGAGACCTGTTTATGTTAATTTTTCTGCTACTAAAATGAGTAACGCGGTAAAACCTAATTCAATAGTAATGTTTAAGGATTTTATGGGTCGTATGCATAAGGTAGTATGTAGAAACAAACCCGAAATTTTAAAGGCGTGTGCGTTTTTTAGTATGTTGAAAAAAGAGTCTGCTCAAATTACTCGTATCATTTCTGACTACCCTATGAGCTACGGGCAGATTGATAAGAAATTTATACCATCGGTTAAACGTGAATTGAAGGCGATGGGATTAGGTAATAAGCAGGTCGAGAATATCCTTATAATGTACTGGGCTTAATCAATTTTTTAATCAATCAATTTTTATCAACTATGGGTCAATCAATTTCAATTTTAGAGTTTATCATTATCACCGCACTTTGTTTATTCGGGTCGGTATTAATCAAAACAATTATTCAAACAATTAAAAGCAAGTAATATGGTTAAGACAAGAAAGGATAGCAAGCACTTAATATACGAAATAGAAAACACTATCACTGGTGCGTGTTATATAGGTGTTACTAGTTTATCACAATTTTATCATACTAAGTCGGTCCGATATGCAGCTAATCGTAGATTTCAAAAACATATGAGTAAAGCTAGGACCGGTGAATGTACTTGGTTATTACATAAGGACATGCGTAAGTATGGTGCTGATGTTTACAATGTATGGATACTGGATGTAGTCAAAGGTAAGAAACTAGCACATACAATAGAGACTGAGTTCTTACAACAAAAATCTTATAAATTAAATTCAACACATAAATAATCAACATGAAAAGAAGCGACATCACAATTACAATGAGTAAGAAGCAATTGAAAATGGTAGTATTAACAATGGGTATAGCATTAGAATCAGATTGTAAAGCAATGAACAATTTGAGCAATGAGCAATTGGATAAGCTATTAAACTTATACACTGCATTACAAACAATGAGTAAAACTATAAAATAATAACATATGAGTAAAAGAGAACTAACAAACGAACAAAATGCAATAAGCCAATTGTATTCAGTATTAGTAGCAATAGTACATAGTGACAGGACACCTAAACATACCGCCGAAGCTACGATACAAACACTTGAAAAATTATTCAATGATGAAAATGGTCCCTTTCAATCGACTCCCGAAATGATGGGTATGACTATGGCAATGGGTGAGGCAATGAATGATGTAGTAAAGCAACGTAACAAAAAAATAGAGCGGGTAGCTGAAGGCAATAACATATTAACACAATACGGACTTAACTAATAGGACCGGTAACAAAAATAAATTCTTTAAAACAATAACATATAAACAATAACATTATGAGTAAGAAAGTAACAATGAAAGCAAAGAAAGTAACTAAGTCAGTAACAAAGAAAGCAACACCTAAAAAGAAGGTAGTAGCAAAGAAAGTAGTAGCTAAGAAGGTAGTAAAGAAAGCAGTACCTAAGAAAAAAGTTGTAGCTAAAAAAGTAGTAGCTAAGAAACAAACAAAGGCGGTAGCTAAAAAACAAATAGCTAAGAAACTAACAAAGAGAGAGACAATAAGACAAAAGTACGAAAAACTATATAAGATAGTAAGTAACTACTCAGAAAACTTAATGCAAGACGTATATAGTGTAGTATATAAGAGTAGAACACTAAAGAGATTTGTAAACGAGAATCTAGCCAATAGGTACATAGGACAAGAGATTTTACTAAGAACTAACGAACACGCTATAACAACTGCTAAAAAGAGCAGAGCAGTAGCTAAGGAAATAGAAGCAGAGTTTGAATAGAAATTTTATTGGTTAGTTTTTCATAGTGTAAGGGCCGGGTAGAGAAATCTATCCGGTTTTTTCATGCCCAAAATTTTGATGTCACAAAATGTGATATCAAAAATACGACTTCTCCATTTCTTGTAATGCGACAAATTAAATTTTTTTTATATGTGAGCCTAGTACACAAATATTGTAAGGTTAAAATTTTCACGTATAGGAAAATCATATACTTATATGTGTAGTACACAAACTAAATATGTTACAATGAAGAAAATAAATTTCTATCAACGGCAGGATAATGGGTTACTTTTCACATACGCAGAATTGGATGAAATCAAAGACCTTACCAAAAATTTTATGGAACAAAAATGTGAGTGGGGTGGATATACCATTGAGCACGTTGTAGGTAAACCTATACCTGATACGGATTTATGTAGTGACACAATTCATATTATAAAGATAGGAATGTTTGCAGAGGATTATCAACCATTATGTGATTTAGTAAACAAATATATCAATACGGACGTAAAAATTATAATCATTGGGGGTAATTTAGAACAAAACATATTTAGTATTAGAGGTGAGATTGAGGATATAATGTTTGATAAAATTTCTAAATGTAATAATATAAAGGTTATACATAACGCACCATTGATTAATACAGAGACGGCAGTGTTTGAACCTAAAATATATTTCTACGATTATATTAATTTACAAAAAGAAATGAGTGGGGATGGTATTACTAATTTCTATTATAACAAAGATGTATTCAGTAGATTAAAAAAAGATAAACGAATTGGGTTTCATATGGGTACAATCGGTAATGGTATCGGTGAAAGGTATAGACTGGTTAAACTATTTGTTACTACGGATTATATATCACATCCTAAAATGTTTTTAACTATTAACTATAAACATCAGTTCGTACATCATAATAGATTATTAAGTGAAACTAATTATCCATTAGAAAAGTATATGGAGCATGATTCTTACTTTATAGAACGAAGTAGTACACTAAGGTACAATCCAAACAAAAACGCAGAGCATGGGTATCACCCACCAAATTATTTCTTAGGGTTAGCTAAACTATTTATCAATTCAGATATCGATATAGTATATGAAACTAATACCAAAGAAACATCAAAGGCACATAGAAAACCTACTGAAAAAATATTAAAGAATATTTTATTAGGTAAACCTTTTATTAATACTGATCCTGTTATGTATCATTTAGTAAAAGAGTATGGGTTTAAACAATATGATTGCTTATTAGGACCGGAGTTATTACAAATGTATAATGCTAGTTATTTCAATAAAGATACTTACATAGAGGTAGGTAACACAATGTGGTTAGATTTATTGTTTGAGAGAATCCAACAATTGTTAGATATGGATGAAATGGAATATAACGATTTGATAAATGAGGCAAACCTTATCGCTAAAGAAAATATTAAACACTTCGAAGATGTATATTATAACACCTCAATATTTGGTAGGATAAAAGAATTAGGATGGATATAAATGTAAACTTCATTGCGGATTGGCAATCAATAGAACCCTATTTTTGGACAAAGGATGAGATAAAAAATATATCCCGTCTCTGGTCCTCTAACCATACTACCCGTAATTTTAGATTAGATGGGTATAACTTCTTATGGGAATATAATAATCTAACACATATCACTACAAGCACATTTAGACCGGGTTGGGTTAATGTATTACTCATATCTATCGGTGTAATGGAATCGGATTACCTTCCTCTATTAGATAGGTTAGAGGGTTTAGATGAAACTACAAAGGTCCTAATTGTTGTAGCAAAACATACCGAAGATTATTTTATGTTGAATGAAACAAGAACATCAACTACTTTATTAGAACGAATAGAGAAAATGAAGGGTGTAAAGATAATTTGGGATATACCCCTAATCAAATACAATAATTTTATCTTTTCTAATAAGGTAGCATTACAAAGCTATTATAACAATGGCCAATTTCCGGGTGAGATATTTTTCTATGGTAGTGAGGTATTTAAACATCATCCTAAAAAGCATAGAGTAGGTCTACATATTAATAAGTTGACGGATAGGGTAAGGATAGGATTAGCAAAACACTTTCTCCAAAATGATAAGGTAGAATTAAAGTTTACAACGAATACTATACCTACATATAATAAAGTACACTTGCCGTTATTAAACTACACTTCTCCCCATTTTAATCCTCAGTTAGCTAATCCTAATCAAAACAATGGAGTGAATGGAAACACATATACACATCAATTTTTAGAACATACTATACACTCTCAGATGGAAGTAGTGTATGAAACATTCCCTATTATATCTCCCCATTTACATCTTATTAAGTTCAATGAGAAAACTATTAAGCTATTATACTTAGGTAAACCCTTTATACATACTGACCCTCTAGCACATAAGTTAATGGAAAGCAATTTACTTACTCCCTATCGTTCTCTATATACGGATGAGTTATGGGATATATACTTTAATTGGGATATTTCAAAACGGATTGAACAATACGATAGTAGTTGGATTCCCGCTTTAATCCGTAATATAGAGTGGCTAAGGGATATGAGTGATAGTGAGTGGAAAGAACGTATTGAGGTTGCTATGGGTATCGCGGATGAGAATAGAGAGTATTGTAATGGGCTTATATTTGATACACACTTACGAGAACACTTAAAGTTTTAGAGTATTTTATTTTTTTATTCCATTTCTTTTCACTATCTTTATAGTAACATAAAAATACTATAATGATATATTCTAACACACCCAACCCACCCGCTAAGTTTACCGCTTCTATGTATGGTAAAACTGTAACTATTGAATTAGACCACTCCGATTTTGATTTAAGTGAATTAATGGAAATTTTTAAAGGTCTCACCATTGCTTCCGGCTTTGAAATGAGTTCTTGGAATGATGTAATCAAACAACTTTCCGCCGATATTCACGACAACGAAAGAGAAGACCTAAAAGAAAAATTAGAGGAATGGAAGTTTGATGATGAGGATACATATACGGACCTTCGTCATAGTACCCCTAAAGATAGATTAGATGAATGGAAAGCTAAAAATGGTTTTGGTAGTTGGACCGCCGATAGTGAAGGACACGAATTTAAAGAATGGGGTGATGAAGATGATGAAATGATAGATGAAAATGATAAAGAAGATTACGAAGGTCAATTTAAAGATTGGGAAAGTGAAACACCAATAGAAGAAGAACGTAATATAGATGCCGTTGAAGAAATGAGAAAGTATGCCGAAGACGAAATGGAAAGGGAAGCGGAACGAAGAATGGATATCATTGGTCAAAATGGTAACGAAGGTACACACTACACTTACGATTGGGATGATAACATTAAAGGATATGATTATGAATCGAATACAATCCTTAATAGTATCAATGATTCCATTGCACTTATCAAAGACCGAATGGTAGATATTGATTTAAAAATGGATAACATCGATGAGCAATTAGGTATCTTAAACGCCGATGTAGCAAATATAGAATTCAATATCGAAAATCCAATCAAAGAAAAGTTAATCAAAGCGGTAGCGAGATATAATGAAGAAGTAAAAGAGAAACACCAACCCGTTAAGTTTGCTAATGATGTAGTAGATATGGAAAGTGGTGAGGTATCTAATGATGGTGGATTTGATGGTAAAGCAATTTTTGCACCATATGCAAAGAAACCAAACCAAAAGGTAACCGAAAAGGTAATGGGTAAATGGCAAATTGATAATAAAACTAAAGAGGTAGTTAAGTTAGATAAAACAAAAGTGCGTAAAGGAAAGATTAAAGACCTAAAGAAATAATATATACAAATACGATTTACGAAAAAAGCTAAAAACGACTACTCTCACCCCCAACCCCCTCTCTCAATCCTATGTTCGGAAATTCAATACCAATCCCGCCACCAATGAGTGTGAATCCAAATATCGTCCATAAACCTAAACCAATATTCGTAATGAGGTTTAGAGCTTCAATGGATGATGCTGAATTTGGATATGTTAAAGATGTAATATACAAATCGGATATGAATAATGAATATCATATCATTTGTTTAAGAAACGATAAGGATAAGGATGAATTTGAAATGTATAACGCAGATAAGATAGAAAGACAAGAATTTAATACAATCATTAATAAAATAAAATAAAAATGGCAAAGAAAAAAGAATTAGAACAATTAGAGTTGTTTCCAATTGAAGAAACACAGGTACAAGAACCACAACCGACACCTCAACCTATTAACTGGTATGAGTTTGATTGGGATAACAAAATTCAAACAATAGATGATTTAAAAGTTATCTTTAGTAGTTTGAGAATGACAGTATCAGAAAAAGCAGAGGAGTTCGATACACTTAAGAAATACCTTAAAGATGAAGTAGCTTATACAACGAATTAATTATTTCCATATATTTATTCCTAAACAAAGGAGTAACAATTTATGGCAAAGAAAGGTTCATTAACATCATCAAAGGTTTCATTTGGTTCTCGTAAATCCGGTTCGGCAAAGAAATCTTATAACAAACACAGTCCACGTCCAAAGGCGTACAAAGGACAAGGAAGATAAAATGTTTAGTAGAGAAATAGTAAATGATTATGGTAGTTATTCAATAAAGAATAAATCAACTGCACTTTTAACGGGTGTGTTTGACAAAAACTTTATTGAATTACCGACCATAGACCCTAATACTATTACCTATAAAGTGTTTGATTCTAATAATATTAATTTTACTATAAGTGTAGGTAATTCAATTTACATACCATCTCATATATTTTCCGCATTAAAGAAAGCGTATGATGAAGGCAATCCATATTATACTATTAAAGATATAATTTCAGTCCAATTAGATATATCTAGAGCTATAGCATATAATAAAAATAAGTTTGCATCTGATGTAGAAACAAATACAATTTCGTATAGTGGTAGTATTGTTACCGCCGCCAATCCATCGGGTTCAGTTAGTGGTTCAGTATCAACAATTCAAGTCAATTCAGTTAGTAAAGCAGGGGTGGGTAGTAGATTTACTCAAGCGGGTGTACAAAGTGTAGAATATCAATTTTACATTAATAATGATTCAACAATTTTAAATGATGAAGCTATTATAAATCAAATTAGATTTCTATTCGAAGATACTACTACAAGAGTTACTGGAATTTCAAAAATACAAACTTATCAAAACAAAGATGGTAGTGTAATAGTAGAAAATTTACCAGCTTCAACCGATGTAGTAAAGCCGGTAACAACTAGAGTTACGAGTATGGATGATTATTTAAAAGATGTAGTTCGTACAAATTAAATAGTTATACATGGATATTAACAAATTATTAAAAATTACCGATATGTACGCAAAAACTAATTGGAGAAAATACTTTGATGAAGATGCATCTCCCGCTGTTTCTAACTATATTTCTATGAATGGTGATACCTTATATCCCTGGATTTTACAAATATTAAAAGGTGCAATTGAAGAAAATTTAGAAGAAGTTGCTATCATTAAGTTCACCGATAGTAAAATGTTTGCTACTATCGATAAGAGTGAATATAAGGACCTTCTAAATAAAATGATGGATTACTTTGTATCTAAAGAGCAATACGAACAATGTGGTGCAATAAGGGATTTAATCACATCTATTGATAATTCATCGCTACCAAAACCAAAAAGAAAATATACTAAAAGAACTACTAAATTACAAAGTTAGTATATTTATAAGAAATAATAAGGAAAAAATAAAATTATGAGAACAGTATTAATAGGTTCGGACTTTATGTACGACAAAGATGGTAATTTAAAACCAATTGAAATCAATACAGCGGTAGGTTGGGATGGCCCTGAAAAAGTAGAAGAAGATATCGATTGTTTAGATTTAACAGCACTTGACGCGTTTATTAAAGCCAATAATTTTACATCTATTCATTACATCGGACAGTTAGAAAAATTGGATGCAAAACTAAAAACGTATTGTGATAATAATAGTATAATATACGCATTTCATATAGTTGGTGAATCGGCAATTACTATTCCATATATTGATGATAATGCAGAAACTTTAATTATTAGAAGTGCATATGATACAACCGCATTAGTAGATGATACATATTGTAGAGATAAAGTGAACTTTATGAATTTAATAAAGGATTCAACCTTTGGTTCACAATTTGCATATATGAATGAATCAAACACATTAGTTAATAATATTACAAATATTAATGATAATGGAGAGCATCCTAATTTTATTTTAAAAGCTAGATATCCGGGATATGATAAAGAACAATATCCTAAATTTTATAAAGTATCAAATCAAACAGAATTAGATGTAGTATTAGAAAACGTAACATCTGATTATTTTTTAATGGAATATCTATATAACCCTACTAAAAAATGGGAGGGACATTCGTTTGTATTAAGAAGTTTAAATATTTTATATCCAGCAACATTAGAGTCAATTCAAATAGGACAATATACAAAATTAAATCAAAATATGTTATTAGATAATGTAACATATAATTCAACTACATTTGAAGTAGATACAAACTTTAAATCAAGCTATAACACAGTGGCAAATACACCATGGTTACCTAAATTAGTAGATACCGATGAAGTTGAACTATCCGATGGTACATTTAAAACCGCATTAGAATTGCAGATTGGTGACGTTATTAAAACAATAGAGATACCAAATGAAAATGGACTTAACATTGATAGGTATATAACAAATACATTTGGTTCATTAGACTATAATACATTAGCATCAACCGCAATTTATTCTAATAATATTGTTACTAATAAACAAAAAGTAAATGTTTTAACTTTTTTAAATACACTAACATTTGAAGATAATAGTACTTGGGAAGATACTATGGGTTCAAGATATTTAATAGAAAGAGAAGGTATAGTTGTGTTTCACGCTTTATTTAATTTAATAGCGGGTGATGTGGTATTATTATTAGATACAACTGATGGTAATATTTCGTTTGTAAGAAAAACGATAGTATCTAATATACAATCCAAACGAGTATTTTCAGGATGGTTTATTTCGGTTGATAAGGCTATGTTATTTCTAACAAAAACAACGGGTTCAACCAATAACCAATCATACGTTTCAATAGAACATAATTCAGTATCTTGTCCGGGGGCGGCGTGTAGTTCCTGTTATAGCGCATGTGAATCGTGTCCTAAAAATGACCCGTATTGTTATTACAGCACGTGTGTTTCATTCACCTGCTAATAAAAAGAATCAACTAAAAAAATATATTAATATAGTATAAAATAAAATAAAATGGCAAACATAATATCAAATACAGACATCAATACTTTAAATACCACAATGACAACAATTGGTAATTTAATAGTAATCGCAAACTCATAGTGATTTAATAATCATCTAATAATTAGTTATATGATACACCTTATAAAAGGTATATTAACAAAAGAAGAATGTATTAATCTTACAAACCAATTCGATATTGAAAAAAAGATTAACGCTTCTTTTGATATACCAAAAGATACTGGTTATTCGTATGGATTCGAACCTTCGTACATATTCAACACATATTTGGATACGTTAAAATCAAAAATTTTAGAAATTAATTGTAATATAGATGATTTAACAAATGTTAACACATATGTTAGACAATATAAAAATAATTCTTATTTAGAAAAACACATAGATAGAACGGATATTAGTGTTACAATGTCTATATGTTTAGAATCCACTATTGATAAAGAATGGCCCATTTGTGCGGAAATTAATAACCAACCACATTGTTTTAATATAAATGCAGGCGATGGTATCCTATTATTTGATGCGGATAAAACAATACATTGGAGAGACATATTAATTTGTAATGAAAATGAAAGAGTGTTACAATTTTTTTTACATTGGATGCCGGTTAACTATAACACCAAAAAAACAAAATCATTATTATAATATAAATAAGTTATGGCATTTACATATACAATAGAACCCACCTTCTTAACAAAAGAAGAATGTAATCAGATATTAGATTTTTCATTAAAAGAATTAGAATTAGTCCCATCAAAAATTGTTACCGATTATATGGACGATAATATTAACACAGATGTTAGAAAATCAAATCAAGTATTTTACCCATACTATAAAAAATTTCCATTTTTATTAGAAAAAATGAGTAAATTATTAAATAAACATATTTTTGTTAAGGGGTTTGATTTAGATTTTGAAGAAAGTCAATTTCAGTTTACTGAATATCATCCGGGTGGACATTTTAATTGGCACAAAGATGTGATTGAAGATAAGGTATCAGATTATGATAGATATTGTTCATTAGTAATACAATTAAATGATGATTATAAAGAAGGTGATTTACAAATAAAAGATGAAAAAAATGAAATATTAACAATTGAAAAGGGTACGGGTAATTTAATACTATTTTTATCTAATATTGAACATAGGGTACAGATGATAAAAAGTGGCACTCGTTATACTTTAGTTAATTGGGTAAAATTGATAGAAAAAAAAGATTACAAAAAAACATTATTATAATATGAAATTAGATTTTAAAGAAATTATAGGTGCGTGGTATAGTAAAATAAATCATACACCAGAACAAAAGGAATTAGCAGATAATAGATTTGCAATATGTATAACGTGTCCACATAAACAGGAAATTTTAAATGGAAAAGAGTGGTCATTAAAATGTGGTCAATGTGGATGTCCACTATCCGCAAAAGTATATACTAAAAAAACACATTTAGATAAAAAAGGTTCATGTCCATTACATAAGTGGAAGGATGTAGAAACAGAACATTTTATTAAATATGGATATATCACTAATTCTAAAAACAATAAAACAATGTTATAATAATGTCTTATTTAATAAATGATAATATTATATGGATAATTACACCTAAGTGTGCTAGTGTTTCAATAGAAAACGCAATATTAGATTCTAAAATAAAATCAGAAAAATACCATAGAGAATCAACACATAATAAACATATTCACGTATCGTTAGATGCATCTTTAAAATATTTTGGAAATAAAGAAAGTGTGTGTATTACTAGAGATTGGTTTGATAAATGGTTGAGTTCAATAAACCATATTTGGGATATAATTGAATATGAACTTCCATTTGAACCAATATGTAAATGGGAAGATTTAACTAACGAAATTATTTATACCATATTTGACAATAATTTTATTAATAATTTACATTTAGCAACAGAAACCGGAACTTTAAAATGTATTAACAATTTTTTAAAACCGGGACAAGAGAAATTAGTAGAAATTAACAATATGCCTAACTTATTAATTAGTACCACATTGATTTCTGAACAATATTGGAAAAGTAATAAAAAATGTACATATGAGTTTGATATTAAAGACATAGATAAATTTGTAGATTTTATTGAAAATAAATTTGGTGAAAGATTGATATTAGAAAATAAAAACAAATCAACAAAAAGAACAAATAAATTAATAATAAATGATGAATTAAAATCGTTTGTTTGGGAAAAATTTGAAAAACCATTTGAGAAAAGAAACCAATTAATATAGTATATGACAATATATAAAAAGATATTAACAAATGATTTTTGTGATACTATATTATGGTAGATTTAAAAAATTATACATGTAACGTACCATTCACCTCATTAGAAATACATAATAATGTTTGTTTTGTTTGTTGTCCATCTTGGTTATCAAACAAAGTAGAACTTAGTGAAATACCACTAAAAGATGTTTATAATAGTAAACCGGTTGTAGATATTAGAAATTCTATTTTAGACGGTTCGTTTAAATATTGTAGTAAAGAGCTTTGTCCTTATTTAAATAAATTAGTAAATTTTGGAGTGACATCAGGCCCAGTTATTTTAAAATCAAATTCAAACATTAATAGTCCAATTATAAAAAATAATACACCTGAATATTTGGTAATGAATTTCGATAGAACTTGTAATTACAAATGTCCATCATGTAGAGTTGATTTGATTGTTGAAAATAGTGAAGGTATAAAGCGAGTTGAAAAAACGATTGAAGATATTGATACATATTATTCAAAACACGTGAAAACTTTATACATTACAGGTTCAGGAGACCCATTTGTTTCAGTTGGATTTAGAAACTATTTAAGAAATTTTAATCCTAAAAAATATCCTCAATTAGTAAGAATACATTTACATACAAACGCATCTATGTGGAATAAAGAAATGTGGGATAGTATGCCAAATGTGCACAAATATGTAACAAGTTGTGAAATTAGTATAGATGCTGGGACTAAAGACACATATGAAAATAAAACAAGGATAGGTGGTAATTGGGAAAACTTAATGAACAATTTAAAATTCATTAATACCTTACCAAAAATAAGTGTAAAGACATCTTTTGTTGTACAAGATAGTAACTATATGGAGATGGAAACATTTTATAATTTAATGTATTCTATTTTTGGTAAAAAAGTAAATGTGTTTTTTGGTAAGATAACTAATTGGGGAACATTTTCTGAGGGTGAATTCAAATTAAAACAGGTATGGGATACGGAACATCCGGAACATGAATTATTTAAAAAAGAATTTAATAAAATATGGAAAAATCAAAATCTATTCCATAATTTATATGAGTTTATTGATACTACAAATAAAACTTTAATATAAATGAAAATTCAATTTTGGTATAGTGATATTCTACCAAATACAAACATTAGAAATTCAATTGAAAAAATAGATAATAGTATCTTATTCAATAATATTGATACCAATACCATAGACACTACAAAATTAAATTTTTTAGTTTTTTTATTAGAAAACGAATGGACGGTTCCACATAATAAAAACACAGCACATACACATTCTATTGAATTTATAGCATTGTTAACTAAATTACAAAGTAAAAATTTTTATTTTATTGCAGATGGAGGCGAGGCCGAGCTTTTTAAAGATGAAGTATTTTCAAAGTTTCTTAATATATTAAACAATAATAAATTTGATATTAATAAATTAATTGTTATAAACAATGATTTTTCTAAAGTTGGGTTTCACAAAATAAAATATGATAAATTTGTATTGAATACTTTATTTTTTCCACATTTTTTCTTAGCAACATATGATAACCTAAACAAATATATTAAAGATATTGTAACCAATAATAAAACAATACCTAATAAAAAATTCTTATGTTTAAATAGAAGAATGACTGATAAAAAATATAAAATTATTGAAGAATTGTATAATAGGGGATTACTAAATGATACCAGATTTACTTGGATAAAGAATTTCGTATCCATCAATAATATAAATAAAGAATTGATATTAGAATACAATATAGACGTAAATGCTTTTAAATCAATTCAATTGGAAGATGATGTATCATACACTACTGATGTAATTATGCAGGAAGAGAATTTACATATAATAAATCCAAACTGGTATTATCAAAGTAAAGTTAATATTATAAGTGAAACGATGTTATATGACAATAGAATTCATATTACGGAAAAAACATGGAAACCAATTTATTTAGGCGTTCCCTTTGTTATATATGCGCCATCAAAACACTATCTTAAAACATTAAGAGATATGGGATTTAAAACATTTAATTCAGTAATCAACGAGGATTATGATGAAATGAATGGTAAAGATAAAATAAAAAAAATTATAGATAGTGCATTAGAATTATCAAATGTTTATAATAGTAAAGAGGTTTTGGATATATGTAAATTTAATCAAAAATTATATTTTGATTTTCAATATAGAAAACAAATATATAAAGAACTTTTTTTAAATAAAATATGTGATGTTCAAAATTTAACAATTCCTAAAACTTTAATTTAATGAAAATCGTATTTAGTAAAGAGGAATGTACTTACATAATCAATTTATCAAAGGAATTAGAACAATTAGATTCTTTTGGTAAACATGAATATTCCAATAATGATAAAACTTTTAAGGTAAACTATGATGTGTGGTTAATTAATAGAAACGAAAAAACTCAATGGGTATTTGATAAAATTCACATGTATTTTACAAATAAAACTAATTTAAAAATAAAAAAAGAATTAGATAAAATATACATACACAAATATATTGAAGGCCAACAATTTGAAAAACACACCGACACATATTATAAAACACAAATACACAATGTGGGAGTATGTTTAAACAATGATTATGATGGAGGAGAATTTGTTTTATATAATCCAAAAGAACAATTACCAAAAGAAACAGGTAACATATATACTTTTCCTAGTCAAAGAATGCATGAAGTAAAAAAAATAATAAAAGGTGAAAGATGGAGTATAATTGGATTTTTACATATTAATAATTTAGATTTCCCAAAAACGTCACTAATATGAAAATTGCAATCACAGGCCACTCAGAGGGAATTGGAAATGATATTTATTTAAATTTAATAAAAGAATACGATGTTATAGGATTTAGTAGAAGTAATGGTTTTAATATAAAAACCCCAAATAAAATTATTGAACAATTAGAAAATTGTGATGTTTTTATAAACAACGCATATGAAAAAAATTATCAAACAATATTATTTGAATTAATTTTTGACAAATGGAAATTTTTACCAAAAACAATTATTAATATGAATAGTAGTTGTGTTTATCATTCATCCGATTGGTCTCCTGAATATGCAAATAATAAAAAAGAATTAAAAAAAGTATCTTTAAATACCATTACAAATTATAAAAATAAAAAAGTTAGAGTTATAAATTTATATCCATCTACACTATCAACACATACGGGGTTTGAAAGTTTAAATAAATTAGATACTGAAAATCTTGCAAAAATGATAAATTGGTTAATAAAACAACCTCAGGAAATTGAAATTAGAGAAATGAGTATATATTGTACAACATTAGAGAAAGAATTTAAAATAGATAAATTAATATGAAACCATTAGAATATTGGAATCCTGAAGGATTTGAAATATCATCGTTTAGAAACAATTTAAGTGAAAGAGTTAATCAAACATATAAAGATTCGGGTTCAGATATTACAGGAAATTGCACTTACACTTATAATGAATTGGGGTTTAGAGGAGCTAGTATAAAAAAAGAAGGGTTTAAGGTAATGTCATTAGGTTGTTCTATTACTGAGGGAGTTGGTGTAAATGATAACGAAACATGGTCACATCAATTGTGTAAATTAATACCAAATGGAGTTGATTTAAATTTCGGATGTGGTGGTAGAAGTAATGATTATATCACCCGTTGTTTGATGACATATTACGATTTAGTAAAACCTGATTTAGTTTTAATTATGTATACCGAATCACATAGACGAGAATTTTATACCAATGAAGGTGGTATAGAACCATTCCACCATAAAAGTTGGGGGTATTTTAAAGAAACCGAAAATGGTGTAAATGAACATAATGCACATCTTACTTTATTAAATAAATCAAACAATTTTATCAATTGGTATAAAAACCATCAATTAATAAAATTATTTTTAGAATCAAAACAATGTAATTGGGTTTGGAATGGATGGTATGCAACTAATGATTATAATGATAATAATAGATTTGATGGTGAATTTTATCCATTTATAGATTATGGTATTGATGGTGCACATCCAGGATACATACATAATAAAGAATATTCAAAAAAATTATATACATATCTTGTTAATAATCAATTAATTACAACAAATATTCTAAAATAATTGGTAAAGTCCTAATAATTTCGTATCTTTAAGTATAAACATTAAACCCTAAGATATGAAGATTTTATCCTTAATTGGCATAGTTTTACTATGTTCGTGTAATAAAGATATTGTTACACCTATTCCACCACAACACACTATTTCATTTACAATTGATTCAGCATTAAATTCAAATGGTAAACAAAGTTTATTATTGGATAATAATGGATTTTATCATTTAGTATTATCTACAACAACAAATCAAACGTTAAGTAGAATTACTGGTAAATTTTTAGTAGATGGTAAACCTAATCAAATACCTTCACCTGTTACAGGTAGAATAGAATGGAGTAGTTCTCACTATTGGCTTTTAAAAGCCGGTGATTCGGTTGGTAGTATCGTTAAAACCTATTTTAATCCATACACCGGTCAATTACAAATATCACAATTGCCGACATTAATTAATCAAAAAGATGAATTAATTCCTATTGTAAATGGTACATCACAATTAGGATATTTTTCAGGTGAGGTAAATACAATGGGTGCACCAATATATAAAATGAAAGGTGATACGATTACAATTATAGGAAAAGCAAAATTCACAATTGAAATACCAAACTCAAAATTATTTTCAGATGTAAAAATAGATTCAATACAAAAATCTATTAGAATAATTTGTGATTAGGAAAAAAAGTTGTATATTTGATTTATGATAACAATGCCACAAACACCAATTACCGACCATTCTTTTAAAAGATGGAATGCAATTAAAATAGAAGAAAGTGATGGTGAAAATAATTATTATTATTGGATTATACCACTACCCAATGGTGATGAGCTTAAAACTATTAATAGACCTACAATGATATCTATCGCAAGTGACGAGTGGAAAGCTATGGAAATAAATGAAGGTGAATATTTAATAACCCTATTTGATAATTTACCAATGTTAGAAACCGAAGAAGAAATTGAACTTTTATATAAAATCTTAACAAAAGAAAATTTAACAAAATGAAAAAAACAGAAGCAGAATTAAAAGCAAACTACGATAAGTTTCTAGCCATCGTTAACAAATATTTTACAGGCGAAAGATTAGAAAAACTTTTGTTTATGTACTCGGATGATGAATTAGGTGGAAACTTAATGGTATCACCTGCAAGTGGTAATAAAAACTATCACAATGCATATGAGGGTGGGTATATTGACCATATCTTTAATGTATGTAAGAACGCATTAAAAATGAAAAAAACATTTGAAGAAGCGGGTGGAGTATGTGATTTCACCGAAGAAGAATTACTATTTGTTGCAATACATCATGATTTGGGTAAATTGGGTACTAAAGAAGAACTACATTATGCACCAAATGATTCTAAATGGCATATTGAAAATAGAGGTGAGTTATACAAAAGAAATGAAAAAAACTCTTTTATGGCAATAACTGATAGAACATTATTTACATTATCCAAATATGGTATTGTAATTAATGAGAACGAATATTTTGGTATAAAACTTACGGATGGTCTATACGATGAGGACAATGAAAAATATTATAAAGTATATGATACATCAAAATATCTTAAATCAAATATTCAGTATATTATGCATTGGGCAGACCATATGAGTACGGTAATTGAAAGACAGTCGGTAAAAGATGACAAATTTTCATTTAATGTTGGTAAATTCTAACAAATTGTCAGATTAAACCCAATGGTATAGTATTTGAACTATATAGAATATTATTAACAAAAAAAAATTAAATTATGATTATTAATGAATTTGACAGATTATTAAACGATTGGTTTGTAGATGATGCATACCAAAACTGGACAGCGGCCAGAAAAACAAGAACAGCTACTTCAAATCACAAACAAGTAGTAGTTGATATAAACGAAGATATCTTACGAATTGGATTAGCAGTTCCTGGCCAAACAAAGGAAACATTAGAAATTACAATTGAGCAAAACTTTATTAAAGTAAAATCAATAGAAAAAGAAACCGATGATAAAATTTGGAATGCAATTGCACTTCCTGTTGATGAAATGTTAAATATTGGAACTAATTGGGACCTTAGTGCTACATTAGCAACGGTAAAAGATGGTATATTACATATCTCTTTACCTAAGATAGAAGAAAAGAAGCCAAAAAAAGTATCCATTAAAGTTGGATAACTCAGTTATATTTCGTATATTTGAAAGGTAGTCACAAAGACTACCTTTTTTTATGATACAAGATAAATTTAATCAAATATATTTTAATGGTTGCTCGTTTACCGAAGGTGGTGGATTTGAAGCAAAGAAAGAACACGTTAGAGCAGCATATAAAGAACAATACGGATTCGAATATGAATCACAAGTAGATGTTTGTTATCCTACATTAGTTGGAAAGCAATTGGCGATTAAAATAATAAATGATGCAAAGTGTGGTAGTGGTACGGATAGAATTATTAGAAAAGTATATGATTACATTCTAAAAAATACATTAGATGAAGTTAAAAAAACCCTATTCATATTAGAATTACCTGATGCGATAAATAGATTAGATGTGTTTTCAAACAAATACAATAAATATTTAATTGCAAATACTAATTATGATAGTAATGGAAAAGTAGAAGGTGTACACACTGCATTCAATTGGATTAATGAGGGTCAAATAAAAGATGAATTCTACAAAGATACTATTACTCCTATAATTAAACAATATTCAAATAATTTTATAAATCCAATTCAATGGGAGTTAGAAACTGCTAAAAAATATTTAGGATTATGTTCATTTTTTGAATTACATAATATAGAATATTACATATCGGGTAATTACACTTATTTTATTAGCCAAATTGATTTTAATAAATTTATTCCAAATTTTCGTAATAATAGAATTTTAAAATTACAAATTAATGGTGAAATTGAAAATAATATCGTTACATTAAGTGAAAAAACTAAAACAAGAATATTCGATGAAATTGGGGTTGATGTAATAAATGATGGACATCCTGGCTTTCAAGCTCACCAACTATGGGCGAATGGTATAGTTGGATTTCTAAATAACAAATATTTATAAAAAATAAAGTGTATGAGATACAAAGAACAAATCAGAAAAAGTTTAGAAGCAATTGAAATTAGAACAAACTTCTTAAAACAAGCAGCAGAAGGTAGTAAACAAATCACAAACATAGATGCAGTCAAAATGTTTGATGAAGTATTGTTTGCATTAGGCAAGGTTAATGATTTAATTGACTTAGAAAGAGAGGGATAATGAATTGGTTAAAATGGTTAGTAGGAATATCCGCATTAATCATTGCTGGGTGTGCTGCGTACTTTTCAGTAACGGGATTGGGTGTTCTATTTAGTGGAGCAGCTTTATCTGTAATGGTAATGGCAGGTTCATTGGAATTTGCCAAATTAGTAGCAGCAACTTATCTAAAACAAAAGTGGAATGATATAGGTGGATTTAATAAGTGGTATTTGGTATCGGCAGTTGCATTATTGATGGTAATTACATCGGCGGGTATATTTGGTTATCTTTCAAATGCGTTCCAACAACAGAACTTAAAATTACAACAGGTAGATAGAGAGATTGCGGTATATTCTACTAAGATTACCACTAACGATGCTCAAATCGGACAGTTGTCGGCACAATTAGGACAATTGTCGGCAACTCAGAACACAATTTTAGATAAAGGTAAGGTGAGTAGCCGACTTTTACGTTCAATTGATAGTAAAGATAGACAGGTTGTAAATATTAATAAGCAAATTAGTAGTTTACAAAAAGAAAATGCTAAAAGTAACGATGAAATCAATAAAATCAAAGTGACAAACTTAGATTTAGAGAAAGAAGTGGGTGGATTTAGGTTTGTTGCTGAAGCGTTTGGTATGGAATTGAAAAATGTAGTAAAATTCTTCATATTTTTGATTGTAATTGTGTTTGACCCATTGGCAGTTGCGTTAATTATTGCATTTAACGGAATGATTGATAATAAAAAGACAAAACAAAGAAAATTATTAGGTGAAATAATAGAAAATGACGAAAAATTGGGATTATATGATAATTTAGACGATTTGATGGAAGAAAACTACAAAAATTACCAAATATACGGAGATAGTGGAAAATATTCTACAAAAAAGAATAAAAATGAAGGTATAGTAGAAAATATTCCTCAAAATGAACCAATAGAACCCTTACTAATACCATATTACGCCGAACCTACGTTTGATTGGGATAATAAGAATCTATGGATAAACAACCCCTCAGCAGTGAAATATTGGATGAATAATGGTAATTCTATACACAAATACAATAAATTATATAGAGACCATCTAAACGAAGTAGATAACAAAGATGATTTAACAAAAACATACTAAAATAATATGGCATATTCAGAAAAGGTAATTGACCATTACCAAAACCCAAAAAACGTAGGAACTTTAGATAAAAGTAAATCTAACGTGGGTACAGGTCTAGTAGGAGCACCCGAATGTGGTGATGTAATGAGATTACAAATAGAAGTTGAAGATAACAAAATTATTGATGCAAAATTTAAAACATTTGGTTGTGGAAGTGCAATAGCAGCATCTTCATTAGCAACGGAGTGGTTAAAAGGTATGACATTGGAAGATGCGGTTAAATTAGATAATATGGAATTGGTAGAGGAATTAAACCTACCACCAGTTAAAATACATTGTTCGGTACTAGCTGAAGATGCGATTAAATCTGCAATAAATGATTATAGACAAAAGCAAGGATTAGAACAACTAATCTTTGATGAATCACATATATAAAAAATTAAAAAACATGCATCCAACAGCTTACATAAATGCGGAAAAATTCTATCACAAATATTGTGAAGATAATATTGAAAATAAAAAAATACTTGATATTGGTTCACACGATGTGAATGGGACAATGAAACCAATTTTCCAAAAAGGTCAATATATTGGGATGGATATGGCACCTGGACCAAATGTTGATATCGTGGGAGTTTCTTATGAAATACCATTTGAAAAAAATGAGTTTGATGTTGTGATTTCATCATCTTGTTTTGAACATGATGATTTCTTTTGGTTAACGTTTTTAGAAATGTGTAGGATAGTAAAATCAGGCGGATTTATTTATATTAATGCACCATCATCGGGAGAATATCATGGACATCCGGGTGATAATTGGCGGTTTTATAAAGATAGTTGGAATTCTTTAAATAAATGGGGGATTAGAAATAACTATGAAATTGAATTAATTGAAACATACATTGATGAAGAAGACCGTTGGAAAGATTCGATTGGTATTTTTAAAAAGAAGTAAAAATAAAAAAAAATAAATTATGAGTTTTATAATTGGTAAAAGTTGTGTTGATTGTATGGATACTGCGTGTGCTAGTGCATGCCCGGTAGATTGTATTCACGGACCTATTGATATGGAAGGTTCAGGTGGTGAAATTGAAAGAGATGGTAGAGCTGCATTTCCCGGTGGGCAGATGTATATCAATCCGGATACTTGTATAAATTGTGGAGCGTGTGTTCCAG